TCCTTCAACAAATACTTTGTAACCTACAAGTTAAAAGAACAAATTAAAGGTCAGTTTAAAAAGTACTTATCACCAGAGATGGTAGATAAACTTGCAGAAAACCCAGAACTATTAAAACTTGGTGGTGAAAGAAAAGAGATGACATTCATGTTCATGGACATATGTGGGTTCACTCCAATCAGTGAAGCTTATAAAAACAAAGATGACCCAGAAGGATTAGTAGAACTAATCAATAGGTTCTTAGATGTGCAAACAAAAATCATTATAAATAATAATGGAACGATAGATAAATATATGGGCGACTGTATCATGAGTTTTTGGAATGCTCCCTTGGATTGTGAAGACCATGCAGAACTTGCCGTTAAATCAGCACTAGAGGTGTTAGACGCAACAAAGGAATTAAATGAAGAACTTAAACCTCTCAATTTGCCTCCTATTAATGTGGGCATTGGTATCTCCACAGGTGAATGCATCGTTGGAAACATGGGGTCAGAAATTAGATTTGACTACTCAGTCATCGGAGATGCCGTCAACCTTGGGGCTAGACTTGAAGGACAAACAAGAAATTATGAGGGGGTGGACTTGTTGTTATCGGCAAGAACTGCTGGACTCTGTTCGACAAGAACATTTAGAGAAGTTGACAGGATACTCGTTAAGGGAAAATCCGAAAAGGTTACAATTTACACTTGTTGAACCAATCTCAAATACACAGTGGGCTACATTTGTTGCTTTACAACTTGCAGATATTTACACTACTCACCAAGGACTACAATATCAATGTGTTAAAGAAATTAATCCCTTAATAGGTGAAAACCCTTCTGTACATGCAATGTTTTATACTAAGTGGATTATACTACAACCAGCAATTAAATATGACCTTAATAATGGTAACCTAGACCAAAAAGTTTTAAGTGAGATTAACTTTTTCATGTCATTAGTAATATTAAATAATTACAATGTTTGGAAAAAAGGGGAAAAGAATTGTCCAAAACGATAAAGGGATACGAACAACAATTAGAATTTGTTTTTAAACCTCAAGATGCAACACCAGAACAATTTGAAGAATGGCAAGAAACAGAACTCAAGTGGTGGGCAGATAAACAATTCCCTATCATATGGATTGCATGTGCAGTTCAATTATCTGCATTAGGGTTTATGGCATTTATGATGATGATAAACCAATATCTTTTTACTTGACAAATAACGAATCAATGAGATAATAGTTATATGAGATTATTAGAAGAATCTTATGGAAATGTAAGAATATTTTCAGAAAGACCATTTGGATATAAACGATATATTGTTGAATATCCAGATGGAAATAGTAAAATATACTCTAGTTTATGGTATAAATTGGATAAAATCAAAGAATTTGTTGAAAAAGACTTGAATTCAGAGATTTAATCCTTATATATACTATAGGAGTTAAAAACTTAGGTTTTTGATTCCAAGGAGATAGTTCTCGTTAAGAGACAATCTTCATATAGTATGAGTTGAAGTGGATAGACAGCTCGGGAACTGGGGAGAGAAACCAGAAATCGTAAGATGGAAATAAGGTGGAATCCGAGGGGACTTAAAAAGAGCTTTGAAACTTCAACCCATACGCCTTAAAGGAGTGCTCATAGGGAGGCTCCATATAATTTACCTTGCTAAAAATAGGAGGCTAAAATGGTAAAATTAACTACGCTGGACTTACAGGAGATGTTAAAACTCACAAGTCCATTCTCAATCGGTATTGACAATTTCTTTCGACAAATAGATGATGTTCAAAGAAACAACAGTCAATCATACCCACCTTACAATATCACAAAAGTCGATGACGAACATTTCGTTATTGAGATTGCATGTGCTGGATTTGGTAAAGACAACATTGACATTGAAGTTCAAGAAAATGAACTAAGAATTACAGGTGATAAGTCAGACCCTAACCCAGATAGAGTAGCAAACTCTAGTGCAATTCATACTGGTATTGCAGCTCGTAAATGGAATAGAAAGTTTGTTCTTGCAGATGATGTGGAAGTAGGTTCTGCATCTATACAAGATGGTATTCTATCAGTTCCAATTACAAAAATTATCCCAGAGGAAAAGAAAGCTAAGAAAATTTCTATAGGTACAAAGAGTTTATCTAAAGAATTCCTATTGGGCTAAAAAACAGTTGACAACATCCAGTCTCGTGGTATACTAAATATAGTTGAAATAAAACTTTAAATCGAGGTATATTTTATTATGTTAAATAAAGGAAATTTAAACGACCTTTCCAATGTCATATTTCATGTTCGTGAAAACGATGACTGGAATGTTGTTCACTTAGACCAATTAATGGATGACAAGAAAATTGTTATCTTTGGTCTGCCAGGAGCATTCACACCTACATGTTCGACACAACAATTACCTGGCTTTGAACAGATGTACGACCAGTTCTTAGAAACTGGAGTAGACGAAATCTACTGTACTTCTGTAAACGATACATTCGTAATGAATGCATGGTTTGAAGCACAAGGAATTAAAAATGTCAAACCTCTTGCAGATGGATGTGGAGACCTTGCACGAAGTTTAGGTATGTTAGTTAAAAAAGACAACCTAGGTTTTGGATTAAGGTCATGGAGATATGCAATGTTAGTTGTAAATGGAACTGTAGAATTATTCTGTCCAGAACCTAACTTACAAGATGATGCACAAGAAGACCCTTATGGTTCTTCTACTCCAGAGCAAATGTTAATCGAAGTTCAATCTTATTTACAAGTTGAACCTCAAATCACAGAAGATGCAGTTGAAGAAGCACCTTCTGAGGAGATATAGTATGGAATATTTTGTACTTGCAGTTATCTTAGGTGCAGTAGGATATTGGGCATATCAAGAGACTACAAAAACTACACCAGTAGTTAAGTCTACCCCTAAACCTACTTCAAAAAAGATTACAAAAATATCAAAACCAGTTCTTAGTAAACTCACTAAAGCACAACTTGCTGAAAAGGGTAAACAACTAGGAGTTGCTGTTGATACGAAGAAGCTGAAGAAAGATATCGTCAACGAAGTATTTAAGGCACAGTAATGTCCCTACCAAAATACAAAATCGTTGTTAACGCAAACGATGGTGAAAATGGTGTAGAAATCACTGAGGGTAAATATGAAGGAGTCATATATACCTATGGTGAAGTTCAATTTCTTCCAGTGGAAGATGCACCACCAACCATTAATTTTACCAGAGCAGTAAGAAAATGCCCAGAGGATATGAAGGACACTATATCAGATGATACAGAGTTCAATCAAATCATGGGTGACATCCTTATTGAAATGCTCAAAGAACAAGGCGACAATGCCGTGGAATTACTCAAAGATGAAAATAAAGAATCCAAGTAAGTTAAAAGAAGAAATCATAAGGGATGAAGGTGTCGTTTATGCAATCTACAAAGACCACTTAGGTTATCCAACCTTTGGAATAGGGCATTTAGTAAAAGAATCTGACCCAGAATTTGGTCAAGAAGTTGATACACCAGTATCAGAAGAAAGAGTGGATGAAGTATGGAATCATGACTTTGCAGAACATGTAGAGGAATGTGGTAAACTTTATCCAGATTTAGAAAGTTATCCAGACGAGGTACAAAGAGTTTTAGTTAACATGACCTTTAATATGGGTATGACAAGACTATCTAAGTTTCAAAACTTTAAGAAAGCAATTGAATCCAATGATTGGAAACAAGCTGCAGTTGAAGGAAGAGATTCTAGATGGTATAACCAAGTTACTAATCGTGCAGAACGATTAATGACAATGTTAGAGGAAGTATGAATATAAAATATTTAAAACTAGTTACAGGTGAAGAACTTATAACAGAATATATAGATGAGGGTTCATCAATAGTTACTATGAAAAACCCTCTTGGTATTCTAATGAGTCAAACTGAAAAAGGATTTAACATTCAGTTAGTTCCTTATGCGGGAATGGCACACGATGAAACCATCGAAGTCAACCATAAGAATATAGTATTTACAGCAGAACCAGAACAAAAACTTCGTAATCAATACGAATCAATAACAGGACAGGTAATTACTCCACCAGAACCAAAAATTGAATTAGCATGAAGAAACAAATAGTTCAAGCTTTAATATTAAAGTATGAGGGAGTCATTGCAGAAGCAAAGATGAATATTGATATCTATCTTGAAAAACCAGCAGGTATTGGAGAACATCCAGAGATACTTGAGTCTATCGATTTGCAAGTAAATAAAATTGCAGAGGCAGAAGATAAGATATCAACTCTACAAAAACATTTCGTTGACCAAAAAGTAATCTAGTGATATAATAGTTATATTATGCACTTTTACACAAATGTCTATCAACATAGAAATCTTATCCTTGTTCGTGAGTTCAAGGATGGAGAGTACATCCAAAAACAAGTACAATACAAACCCACTTTCTATGTTCCAACAAACAAAGACTCATCCTTTCGTTCTGTAAAAGGACAAAACCTAGAACCTAAGAAGTTCAATTCAATTGCACAAGCACGACAGTTTCGTGAAAAATGGAAAGATGTTGAAGGGTTCGATGTCCATGGAATAGAACGACATCCTTACGCATACATTGCAGAATACTTCCCTCAAGATATTGAGTGGATGATGAGACATGTTCGTATCATGAATCTTGATATAGAATGTGAATGTGAAAATGGATTTCCAGAACCAACAGAAGCTGCAGAAGAAATCAATGCAATTACTTTTAAATTGTTTGGACATGATACCAAGTATGTTTTTGGTACTCAAGCATGGGAACACAATGACCCAACAATCAAATACTTTCATTGTCAAAATGAGAAACAACTTCTCAAGACTTTCCTAGAAGAGTACAAAAAGATATATCCAGATATTATCACTGGTTGGAATGTTGACCAGTTTGATATTACCTATCTTTACAACAGGATTAGTAAACTGTTTAGTACAACTATTGCAGACCAACTATCTCCATGGAATATAACTACAGTTCGTGAGTGGGATACATTCAATAAGAAACAACAAGCATATACACTAACAGGTGTTGAGGTTGTAGATTACTTGCAACTTTATCAGAAGTTTACATTTAAAAGAAGAGACAGTTATAAACTAGAAAACATATCACAGATAGAACTTGGTAAGGGTAAAATCAATTACGAAGAGTTTGGTGCAATGCATCTATTCTACAAGAAAGATTATCAGAAGTTTCTAGAGTATAATGTTCGTGATGTAACTTTGGTTGAAGAACTAGATGACAAACTAGGATTGATGGGTCTTATGATTCAGATGGCTTATACTGCAAAGTGTAACTATCTTGATGCATTCAGACAGGTTAGGTATTGGGATATTTTAATCTTCAATCGTTTAAGACAACAAAACATTATTGTTCCACCAGCAAGACATGGGGCTCCTAAGAAACAGAAATTCATGGGTGCATATGTTAAAGAACCACAAGTTGGAATGCATGAATGGGTTGTGTCATTTGATTTAAACTCACTGTATCCACATTTGATTATGCAATACAACATTAGTCCAGAGACATTTACTGGAATGACAGGTGATACAACTAATGTTGATATGATGTTAAGAAAGGAAGTCAGAACAAATAAACTATTTGCACAAACACCAAATGGTGCAAAGTTCAGTAAAAGAAAACAAGGTTTCCTTCCAGAGATTCTAGAGAACTTGTATGATGAAAGAGTCTTGTGGAAGAATAAGATGATTGAACACCAAAAGGAATTTGAGTCTACAGATGACCCTAGAAGAAAACAAGAATTGAACAGGAAGATTGCAATTGCATATAACAACCAAATGGTTCGTAAGATTTCTTTGAACAGTGCTTATGGTGCAATCGGTAATGAGTGGTTTAGATATTTTGAGATTGGTCTTGCAGAGGCTGTTACAAGTAGTGGCCAACTTGCAATTAAATGGGTTGAAAATGCAGTTAACATGTACTTAAATAACATCTTGGGTACAGAGGATGATTATGTTGTTGCAATCGATACTGACTCAATCTATGTACGATTCGATGAATTAGTTAAGAGTGTTCAACCAAAGAATCCTATTGACTTTCTTGACCAAGTTGCAAATGGTAAGATGCAAGATGTGATTAATACATGTTATGAGGAACTTGCAGATTATTCCAGTGCATATCAAAACAAAATGGTTATGGGTCGTGAGGTAATTGCAGATAAAGGTATTTGGACTGCAAAGAAAAGATACATTCTCAATGTACATGATAACGAGGGTGTTAGACTTTCAAAACCTAAACTTAAGATGATGGGTATTGAGACTGCAAAGTCATCTACACCACAATGGGTTCGTGAAAAGTTAGAAGATGCATTGAAGGTTGTCATGAAGGGTGATGAAAAACTTGTACATGAGTTTGTTGATAATGCAAGTAAAGAGTTTAAAGAATTAGACCCATATGAAATTGCATTCCCTAGAAGAGTCAATAATGTTTTTGAATATGAAAATGCAGTATCAATTTACAAGAAAGGAACACCAATGCATGTTCGTGCATCTATTTTGTTTAATCATTTAATAAAACAAAAGGGATTGGATATGCAATTTGAACCAATATCAAGTGGTGAGAATATTAGATTCTTATATTTAAAAATACCAAATCCAATCAAAGAGAATGTCATTGGTTTTATAAATACTTTACCTAGGGAGTTTGAACTCCATAA